CATTTAATCCGATTACTGCTTTCAGAGAAGGTATTACAGTGTTTGGTCAAAAGACTCTACAAAAGAATCCTGGAGCGTTTGATAGAATAAATGTTCGAAGATTGTTCTTATATCTTGAGAAGGTAACAAAAGCAACTGCTAGGTATTATGTGTTTGAGCCAAACACATTATTTACTAGAACAAGAGTTGTAAGTGATCTTAGACCTCTATTCGAAAGAGCTAAAAATAATCAAGGTGTATATGATTATGTTATCGTCTGTGATGATCGTAATAATACCCCTGATGTTATAGATCAAAATGAGCTCATAATTGACATATATATTAAGCCAGTTAGAGCTGCTGAATTTATATTAGTCAATTTTTACGCTACTAATACTGGCGCGGATTTTGAAGAGTTTATCGGTTAATTATTCATATAAACAAAAAGGGGGAAGTCGTGACTTTCCCCTTTTTTATTGTTCGCTGCTAATATTAAGATGTTTCGATAATATAGATATCACATTTAATAATACCAGCGCTTACCATCTGTAAATCTCTCGCTGCAGCTTGCGATACATCCAATACACGACTTTTAGTATAAGGACCTCTATCAGTTATAGACACAGTAGTTTGCAAGCTTCTATTATCTGATCTAACAACTTTTAACACAGTACCAAACGGTAAAGTTTTATGTGCTGCTGTTCTTTTAGAATCATCTAGAGGAATTCCTGATGCTGTAATAGTAGAATTTCTCGGAGAGTTAGTTCTAATCGAATAATGAGAAACAATCCCGCCTTGGTAAAGGGTAGTCTTTACCTTTTCAGTTTGAGCGCAACTTATAAGAAATAATAGTGGGAATATAAAAATAAAATTTCTAGTCATATTATAAAAATGGTGGAGATGACGGGAGTCGAACCCGTGTCCGCTACAACAGCAATACAACCGTCTACATACTTAGATAATATTGAGATTTAAGGCTCTCGTAGTTTATCAACTAACCTAATGCAAGTATAGCTTACAATCTCTAATAGTCTATTTTATTACAGGTTTCCTATTGTCATTCATACTCATTACGTTACCCAAATGTTTTAATGAGAATCCACATTTGTTTTTTCAGGCAGCAAGAAGAGCTTCTTCTGGAACATATGCATCAGCATTGTTGAAGATTTGCTCTGCTTCTGCGAGAAGGTCTCTGTACTCTTCGTCAGCAGTTATTTTTTGATCACTTTAACGAGTTAGATCATTCTCGGTATGCAGGCTGTACTTGATCCGTCTAACGTCGATACCATTACATCCCCTTTTTGTTATTTAACATATAAAATTAATAAATCAATCACATTTTAGTCTTTTACTTATCTGATCGCTGCATTACACGATGCAATCCAGACCCTCTCCCAGTATTACGACCATAAGGATTATACTTTCTATGATCAGCAAACTGCTCAGGAGTTACTACTTGCATCTCTCCAGCAGTCTTATGACCGAAGCACATAACTCCCTTTACCTTAGGTACATGCTCAGCGCATGCCATACAATATTTATATCCCGCCTCAATACGGGCAGGCGTTACCGGCTTAAAACAATGAATACATTCCATATTAATATTATAATAGAGTTCCCTTTAGTAAAAATAGTTTTAAATAATATTTTTTTATTATAAAAATTATCTGTTCAAAAACCACTTGACAGTTTTATTAATACCTTGCGAGAACGTATAGGAAGGCTCCCACCCTATATCTTTTTTTATCTTCGAACTATCGATAGCATACCGTCTGTCGTGACCCGGCCGGTCCTTAACATACGTAATCAATTTATCTAAATCTTTCTTACCAGTCTCTTGCTCAATGATATTCAGGATGCATTTAACAATGTCGATATTTTGAATTTCATTATTACCGCCAATATTATATGTTGCACCAGCTTTACCGTTTTTAAACGCGCTAATCAAAGCATCGCAGTGATCGCCCACATACAGCCAATCGCGAATCTGCTTACCGTCGCCATATATCGGCAATTCTTTACCTTCGAGCGCGCGATTAATAATGCATGGTATTAACTTTTCTTCATGTTGTCGTGGTCCGTAATTATTCGAACAGTTTGTTACTATAGTATTTAGACCGTACGTTCTGTGCCATGCTCTAACTAAATGATCAGATGACGCTTTAGATGCAGAATATGGAGATGATGGATCATATGGGGTTTCCTCTGTAAATGCTGCATCTTCTAGCGCTAGATCTCCATATACTTCATCAGTACTAACATGTATGAATCTTATATTAGGTGCTAGCTCGCGCGTTATCTCGAGAAGTTCGTAAGTACCTATAATATTAGTCTCGATAAATTTTCTAGATGACTTAATAGAGTTATCAACATGAGACTCAGCTGCGAGGTGATATATTCCAACTGGCTTATATTCTGAGTATATATATTGTAAAGCGCGTGTATCAGAGATACACGCTTCTATCAGATCCACACGCGGATTATTTTGAGACAGTTCTAAGATCTCATCGCTGTTACTAGCGTAAGTTAATTTGTCAATAATAACAATATTATTATCTGTCTCGTTGAGGAGCTTATAAACGAGGGAAGTACCAATAAATCCTGCGCCTCCAGTTACTAATATATTTGCCATAAAAAAAGAGTGGCTCATATGAGCCACTCTTTAGGGTTAATTAATTATAACTTATGTTTGCGAATATGCTCTTCTCTACTACGGCGCGGCACGGTAACTTCTAAGACACCGTTGTTATATTTGAATTTAATTTTATCGATATCAAACTCTCTACCGATAGAGAAGGATCGGTTATAGGTCTGTTCCCGCGCCCCGTCATGGTTGATAACCTCTCGCGAAGCTTTGATGTATACATCTCGTTGTTGAGTATCTGTTGTTAGATCCAGATTCTCTGGAAGTACTCCAGGTAAATCTACCTGAATTATCATATGACTTTCAGACTGATTAAATCTGACCTGATCTCCAGTTTTATATACCTCTTCGAGGGAGTGAAAAACGGGCGTGAGATTGAGAAAGTCATTTAGCGATCTCTCAATATATTCTAGTGGGTTTGTTTGTTGTATTAGTTTCATAGTTAGTTAGTTTATAGCGGGGCAGGTCTACTCCTACCCACACATATAATTTACTATAACTAACTACGAATTCAACTTATTTCTTCTATAATATCAAAAAGTTTCTCAGCGCATTTATATGTTGCTGTTTCAGCTCCATCACACCACTCGTTTGTTTCTTTATCACTGCACTCATACTGCTCCCATTCAAGCGCTAGATCTTTAAGTTTTTCAATTAATTCATCCATATACAGCTATTTATTTTTTTCAATGTAAAACGTTGCATTTTTAGATAAAAAAATCTACTTTTTGATTAAATATAATTATGGCACAAGATATAACTTCATTTTTTGAGCGCGCTGCTACAAGAGATTTTTCTAGAGATATTTTATTTAGAATCTTAGGCATTAATATTGCTGGGCTCAGCATAACGGAAAATGATCTCGTTTATGCAAGATCTGGATCCGTTCCTAGTAGAAATATCCAAAATCAAACTGCACCATATGGGGGATTAACTTTTCAATTACCTGGCACGGTCCAGTATGAAGGGGCAGAGGGATATACGATTAGTTTTTATTGTGATGCTAATTCGGATATTCATACAAAAATGTTTAGAGAGACTGAAAGAGTATTTGGTAACGACGGTACGGGCGATTTTAATATTGGAGGTCCTGATGATATTATAAGTCTTGCACAGCTTGATAAAGATTTATCACCAATTAAAACATACAAGCTTATAGGAGCCTCTATTAGAAACTCTGGTAATTTAGCATACAGTATAGCTGAGGGTACCGGCACAGTTGTAACTTTTGATAGTACATTCGCATACCACTATTACACTATAGAATAGTAAATAGTGCTACGCAAAATTTTGAATCGGCCTAAATAATGTTATGTCGATTCAATCCTTTTTAGAGAACCTCGGCCAGCGAGATACTAATATACCTATTAGTACCTCCTGGGAGGTTGAGTTTGAAATTCCCGGAGGATTAGATGAAGTTAGTGATCTAGAAGGTCAAGGATGGGGTGATGTGGGAAATATTCCCGGTGGTAGTATAAAACTACTAGCTCAAACTGTTCAGCATGTAGGAGACAATTACGGCCCAGGAGAGGCTTCGATAGCAAATAATGGAGGTCTTCTACCCGGAGTTATTAGTAACGGTAGAGCGGGTGTTAGTAATAGAACTTTAACTATAAATTTTTTAGAAACAGAAAAAACATTAGCAGATCTTGCCCTGAGAGCGTGGGTGATTGTAGCCGCGCACTACGGTAGAATTGCAGATAGAAATGATCTAAAAACTACATTATATGTTACTCATTTAGGTAGAGATGGATCGCCCCGTAAAACATTTAAATATTTTAATTCAACGCCTGCTGCAGTTGAAGGTCTTTCGTACTCATATGGAGAATCCAAAATAGATACAATCTCTACCACGTGGGTTTACGATAACTATAGCGTGTCATAATATGTATTATACAATATTAAAGTTACCTAATATTGATCATAAAATCCGAATTAGTCCTATTACTAATGAAATTTTCTTTAACATTTGCAAGTTTATAGAAGAAAATGATGATGAAGATATTACGGTTTTTATAGACGAAGTTTTAATTGAATTAATTCAAGATAAAAATATATTCAATAAACTTACGCGTGTGGATAAGTGTATTATTTTAACTAAACTGTATGAGCAATATATTGATCCTAATATAACTCTTTATTGTAGTCATAAAGAAAATAGTGACATACGAA